ACATTGTGCCGAAGCCCGAAGCCTCTGACCATCCTACTTCAAGACGGTGAAAGATAGAAATAAAACACGGTTTAAGCGCCGTTATACGCTATAGAACGAGGTTTAGAAACCTGTGCCAGCTTTAATCGGCCGGCAAAAGCGATATAAATCAGTACGACAAGTCATTATTCAAGCGCGTGACCAACCTACGGGCATTGATGATGATACTTCGAGGGTGCGGCGGGAAAACGACCCGACCTCTAGGATCACCACGGTTTCCATCGGAATAAGGACACGTTGGGATGTGACAGTTCGTCGCACAAAAGAAAATTTCATTTGAACCAAATGTTCGCATCGGCCTAGCGTAAGGTGCATTGCGTAAACACCTACCGCCCTACCGTAGCTCGCAGGGTGCTCCCAAGATTGGAGTGTAAGGAGCTATACACTTTACAGATCGGTTCTAATATCTGAATCCTGAAACATGATTACAAGCCATGAAACTATAAGGAATATAAACTTCTTCAGTCTTCAAATCCATAAGATAGTTTTCCAACAGGATTTGATCACTAATAGGAATGCCAAATTTCATAGAATATAGGAATCTATCAGAGTGAGAAATGACCGGAGCAACAAGAGGTATTTTGTGGAAAATATTGAAAATTTCACGACGCCAGAAGCCACGATCAATGATCATTTCCTCATTACGGAGACGTCTCAGCATGACGAATGCCAAGGTGCCAGCGATGGGAGTATAACGACCAGTGACATAGAGACTAGCGGATTTGCTCTTGAACAAAGATCGCAATGTCTTTTCATTAGACCTTAAATAAGTAGCATTGCATGTCCAAAATAGCCTACCAATATTTTCTGGATTCACTAACAATTTCTGATTCTCATTAGAAAAAGTATTTCCACAAAAAGTAGTGTCCTGTACAACATGTGAGTATTCCATTTTAATGTTAAACCCTAGCCTGGCAAAGTCCTCTTTAGTCAAGCCAGGCTTAGAAAGACCAAACAAACCATCATCACCTTCAACATAACCATCACATTCAATATTATGTTCCTTACAGAGGAATAACATATTCATTAAGTTCGAAAACCCATTAGCTAAGGATGTCCAAAGCTCCCCTGAAAGGCGGCAACCAGTGATGTTGATGTTATAGTCTTTGTTGTACAGTCGCTGCACACGCTCCTTGCCTTTACTCATGTAAGTGGCTAGCACCAACTTTAATATGAAAGGGTTATTAGAGAGGAAATACCGAAATAATCTCATCTCCACAACCTTAACATAATCAAAGCTGAAACTAGACTCAAACGATGAATAATCAGTTTCAAGGATATGATCCCAACTACTCAAATTTTTCAAGGTCCTGGGTAGTTCGTCAATACGTGTGCCCTTTACAAAGTGTTTGTCCTTATATACTTGATCCTCAATCATTTTAATATAAGGCCCTAAAACAGCTTTGAACATGTCAGAACGGCTGTTTATAAATCTCAAACACTTTGCTTCGGGGTAAAACTCCCTCTTTGGAAAAGTTTCACCTCGATAATCACTGTCTCCCAAAGTCATTCCGGTAGACATGAATCTATCGAAACAACGCGACAACTTATTTTTACGCGCTAAGTTGTAATGAGCACAGTGATCAAGCCACCACATAAAGAATATCTTAGAAGGTTCAATATGAGGCAGCGGTGTGAAGTGCTTCCTAAGATAGCGCTTCACAAAAGAACCAAGGCGTTTTAACAAACGCCGGTCCCCCTTTGGAAGTACTGGACTTAATCTTTTCCTAAAAGCCATCTGCAAATTCATGGCATTTTTAGGTTCAGTACAATATGGGGTGTCCTTGGACCCTCCCATATATCGCAGGCCATAGGGCTGGTTAACAATCAAATTTCTTTTAACCACAATTTTGTTAACCTCAGGATCCCGCATAGGCAACTTATCAAAAGGGCCTCCTATGGCGGCTAAATATTCTTGTGAATTTATACCAAAGACGTAGCCTCGATGGCCACGTGTCCAGCAAAGGGGAACTGAAAATCCAGGCACTCAAGAGCAGAAGAATTCAACTCAGTCGTATATTGATACGCAAGGGGTGAAAGGAGTACCATGTCATCTACATCGAATGCATTGTTTATATCAATCAAAGGGGGACAGCGCGAAGTCATTTGGAGATAATTATAGTAAACACACATAGCAGTGGACTGAATATTACCAACATTATAAACATATTCCTTCTTTGATTGCAAATGAGTCACAATTTTCTCTAAAACAAAACGGCCTATCCAATAGGTCCGTTCTGAAGCAGTGAGTCTACGGTTCAATTTAAAACGAAGATTCTTAAACATGGATTCGAAGTAGGGGTAAAGTGCAGTTGTAGCCAAATCAACAGTCGCAATATGAACACTATCACTCCGATATTCAAAATTCGTAAGAAACTTGCCTCGCAACACGATACTATCGGTCCAGACCTTCCGACGTGGAAGAAACTTAGACCAAAAAGAAATCTGTTGCAAGCCAATCGCCAGAGCAGAAACATAAGCATTATACGGATTCAAGTAAACAGAATAATCAAAATCATAATAAGAATCAATTTTCAGAGTGTCGAGCTGAGCACGAAGATCAACAACGTCATCATGAAACAATCCAGAAGTCACAGGACGATGCAATTCAACGCAATGAGC